GTGATTACTCTGTTTCAATGCCCGGTTCGCCGGACGTCGCATAATATGGCCACACTATCTGATACAATAAAACCGAATAAAACATATCTTGAGGCGGTACTCCGTGCAGCGTTGTTAGGAAAGACAGAAGACGAATACGTTGATTTCTTCCTGTCAGGGCTACGCGGGCGATTACTGAAAAATCCCCGCCTGTACCGCAGCTATGGCCCATACTGGCCGGAAATTAAAAAATTATTACTGGAGCGCGGTTATGGTAATTTCGGTCGTCTCGTTGACCATGACGTTCGCAAAATTTACCGTTATGACCGCCCGGCGCTGACACTCATAGCCGCGACGCTCTACAGCCAGGAGCGTTTCGATAATGGCCAGATATACTCAGCCTGGCATTTACTGCCAGTGCCTGAAGAAGTTGACGACCAGGACTATGAGTTTGAGTCTTACGATTTGGAAGTTGAAGCCTTGGCACAGGCTGGAGAGAAAACTTGAAAAAGCGATACTACACAGTAAAGCATGGGACGCTACGAGCATTACAAGAGTTTGCTGACAAGCATAACGTTGAGGTGCGCAGGGAAGGGGGAAGTAAAGCTCTGCGCATGTACCGTCCTGACGGGAAATGGCGTACGGTCGTCGATTTCAAAACTAACAGTGTTCCCCAGGGTGTCCGCGATCGGGCATTCGAAGAATGGGAGCAGATCATCATAGATAACGCATTGCTTCTGAATGCTGATTAAGAACTCTCCGGCCTAGGGAGATTAGGCCGGAGATAAATATACTATATAAACTTAGATATAATATCGTGAATCTGTTGTAGCGGGATATCTTCCATCTCATTCTTAATAAGAGAGCGGTTAGATGCTGTCAGTGAAGGCCATTTTGTTTTCCAGGCTAGATATGCTCGCCATGAGCAGCCTGTTTCGTAAGGTTTATTCATATAAGTCATTGAGTGTTCAACCGCATGTATGTATTTTTTCTCAAAGTTGGTTCCTTTTACTTCAAATAAACTACCGAAATAAATAAGCCATTTTGCCAGGTGTTCATACTGCTCCCATGCGCCAGGCTTTTTAGTAAGTTCTATTTTTTTTATCTATTATATCACAAAAAACATTTAATACCTTTTCATTATTCCAGCTATATCCAGATGATGAAATGGAGGAAATGATATGATAAAAAGAATCCTCTAGCTTCAAGAACTCTATTTTATACTCTCTTCCGTTTTTTATTACCGATTTGATTGAGTGCCTCAATTTGTCTTTTATTTTTTTTGCTTCTGGAATTTTATCGTTAAGTTTTCTAAAGAAATCAGATACCTCTGTTTTATCTATAACCCTAATCCCAAAGCAGGAAAAATAGTAATCTTTAATAGGTTGCAATAGTTTCCCTCGGGAAACAAGGAAAATATTGGAGGACATTACGTTGTCCCGTGAAAATACCTTATATTCATTTATAATAGCCTTTAGGTTCGCGTCACTTAGAGAATAGCCAAGGATAACAATAGTGTTTTCATGTAGAACTGTGCTTAGTTTATTAGAAAAGTAAGAATTACCATTTATAAATCTGAAATAATCCTCGCTAGTAACAACCATGTCTGATGGGGAGTCTATAGAACCGTGAACATGGTAGACTTTAACCTCACAATTATATTTTGGAATTGGCAGGCCGGGGGTGATTGTACACGTTCGATTCTCTCCAGCCAGCTTTTCTGCTAACTTGTCATAATTTGTAGTAATTACTTTAAATGTGTTTTCTTTGAAAAAGTCTTGAATATATTCAATTGATGGATCAAGTTCGATTGAGGCTATGATTTTCTCAATCTCTTGGTAAATATTTTTTCCCGAAAGTATAAATTTTAGTGCAATAACCTGAGCAGCTTCTTCAAGGCTAAGGTCTTTTGCTTTTCCATCAGGAAATAATTCCTCTTTGAGTGAGTCACCATCCTTCAATAAACCGCACAGTTGCTCCAATAAAGATTGCCAACTTGGGGCTTTATCATCAGAAACAGCCTTTGAAAATCCAGTGCCTGTAAGAAAGCACAGCCTATGTGTAGCCGCTGCATAGGCAATTTCTATATACTCGCTCATTACTTACTCCATTTACTTATAGTTCTACGGAGAAGTATACCCTAATGCATTGACGTTTATAGATAATTTCCTTTTCCTGTTAATACTCCCTTAGGCACCTGTTTTTGTGCCAGCGTTTGGGTGCCGCGAATTATGTTAATCAGAGGGCTTAGTAACGATGGTTCCTGGCGTGCCTCAACTTCTCCAGCCATTGCCCTGATGTAGTCGGCGCTGGCAACGTTGTTGTATTCCGTCGCAAAGCAACAGAGTAACGTCAGAACATGCTCTGTCGTTATTTCGCTCCAGTTGATGTTGAAAAATTCATCGCCTTTTTTATCGTGTTCGGAATCGAAGATGCTTTGGTGGAGGATGTATTTGCCGGATTCCTTGCGCGGTAACTTGATTGCTTTCTGGCGTTCCAGCTCCTTATAAATCTGCATTGCCTCAATTAGTACCGGCCTGCCGTTCATGAAGGGATCGCGCAACCTTACACGCTGGCCAACTCGACCAGTAATAAAGCTGTTTTCCTCTTCCACCAGCACGATAAAACCCTTTTCCTCTTTTTCTCGCAATTCGCGCAGCAGCTGGAGTTCCATGTCGCGGCGGCGTTCAGGGTAGCTGGTCCGCTCAGCCATTATCAGCTCGTTATTGATCCATGCAGCAGTCATTGACGCCGGTTTGCCAACGCTCATCGAAACAACGCATATTTTCTTATCCATAGCGCCCCCTACAAAAAAGAAAAGCCACCAGCGGCGGCTTAGCAATACAACTGAAGGTAGCGCCCGGTACTCAGACTGTGCCGTCCATGGAATATTTGAAAAGGGATCCATCCGTACCGGGCGTGTGATGATTCTGACTGAAGTCACTTGTCAGTTGTCAATCATTTATCATTAAAAATAATATATTTATTAGTGCATGATGTTTGCCATCTCATAGGCGTCAGCCAGTAACTCCATCTCTGACTTGTTCAGCAGGGTGAATTCTTTCTTGCCTCCAACCACACCATCGGCATGAACAGGGACCAGCCAGGGGTATTTTTCTCTTACTTCAGCCGGTGCTGCATGCTGGTGGTGCCATCTACAAAGGGGCAATTGCTTTTTGTGACAACCCGGCGCGGTACGACCGGAGATATGGTGCAGAGACACCTCTTCAGATATTACTCCATGCATGTAGCAGGCAATGCAGGGGAGAGCACCAAGAGCATTGGCGATGCTCCGTTCCTCCGCCGTCGGTGTTCGCCCCTTCAAGCCACGAGATTTTATCTTTACCGCACTTTTCCGCGTTTTGCTGGCTGGTGGGCGCTCTTTCTGTTTAGCGATACGGCGGTCGATAGAATCCCGCATTTTCTGATATTGCGATTCTCGCCAGGCGGGGTCAGCCAACTTTTCCCGTTGCCGAGCGATCGCTCGTTCTCTGGCTGCCTTCTGCCACTCGCGGCGCTGTTCAAGTTTTTGTTCGATTGTTTTCATATGGCAAAAAAAAACGGCCTAATGGCCGCCAATGATGTCAAGGAGTGAAGTAATGGCAACGTCTTCGTAGTTGACAAAAACTGCGGCTCAATTATATCAATCAATTAGAGCAATGGTAGATATTTTGTTAATCGCGAATCACATTTTTTCACTTCAGTACCTGTGTGCTATACTCCTTCTTGATTGATTGGATGCGGAATACAAACCCGCTCTTTTGTGCAGCCTGGCTCCTTGCCAGGCTTTTTTATTTCATCATGGAAGCTGTTAACGCTTTGGATCTTGCTGAACTGATTGAAAGGGCATTGTTGACCTTACCCAGGAGTTCGCCAAATTCTGCCATCACTCTAGTAAGCCCGCGCCGCGCTTCCTCCTCCGTTGCATTCATCACAAAATGTTCAGCACTCCGCATGCTTTTAACCGGGAACGCAACAGATATCGAGTCAATATCAGGCATCCTGTCGCTCAGCTTTACGGTGACAATGACAGAGGGTGACTGAATTTGAGAGCTTACAGACAGCACCACATATTTCCCGTCTATTTTGAAATCCTTCCGCATGTGTCACAATAAATATCAAACAATTAGAGCAATCAATCACAAATAAACGGCTAATCGCCATCTTCCAGCATGCGCACCATTGCCCCTGTTTCACTATCCAGGTTACGGATATAGTTCATGACAATATTTACGTTGGTCCAGCCACCAGCTTGCATGATCTCCGGTATTGAAACTCCGGCGCGGGCCATATCTCGCGCGGCTCCGACACGGGCACTGTGTCCAGACCAGGCCAGGTACCTCTGACCAGAGTCATCCTTAGCCCCGTAAATCAATCGGTGAGTTGCTTCAAAAATCCCTTCCAGGGCGCGAGTTGATAGCTGGCTGGTGGAAGATGGCGAGGCAACACCATTTTTTCTGACCCGGCAAAACAGGTAGTTATTCGGATCATCAGCTACACCAGAGACAAAAATCCATCGCTCGACCAGTTTAGTTACCCCTAGGCTAAGTGCCTTCTCTACACCTGCGGTGCTAACCAGCGTTTTCGTTCTGCCAATATGGATTAACATTCTCCCACCGTCAGTACGCGAGATATCTTTAACCCTGATCCTAGCAATTTCGGCTATACGTAACAGGGTGTTATAAGCAATCCCCAGAAATGCTAGATTACGTATATCCTGGCAGCGATCGCTATTTTCCATGAGTGAACGAACCAGGTCGAAATCAGTGCGTTCGAACGCTAGTGCCTGTTTTGCACGTTCACCGGCATCAACATTTTCTTTTCGGATCCGCCGCATGACCAGTGAAACAGCATTGCTGTCACTTGGTCGTGGCAGCCCGGACCGACGATGAAGCATGTTTAGCTGGCCCAAATGTTGCTGGATAGTTTTTACTGCCAGACCGCGCGCCTGAAGATATAGAAGATAATCGCGAACATCTTCAGGTTCTGCGGGAAACCATTTCCGGTTATTCAACTTGCACCATGCCGCCCATGACCGGCAAACGGACAGAAGCATTTTCCAGGTATGCTCAGAAAAAGCCTGGCGATCCCTGAACATATCCATCAGGTTCTTGCGAACCTCATCACTCGTTGCATCGACCGGCAATGCAGGCAAATTTTGGTGTACGGTCAGTAAATTGGACATTTGACACTCAGATAATGGTTTTAAGTAAAGTGTACAGGATCGGCTCTGCCTTTACCTGTTTATGGTTCTCGTCATAGAAACGCCAACGACCGCGACTGCGTTCTATCTTTTCTTCACCGCGCGATAATGACAGTTGACAACTATCACGATCAAACCCTTTTGCCCGCCAGTAACCACGATTTTTCTCAAGCTCAAGATGAGTGGACACTTTAGCAGCTGAATATCCCATTTTTCACCTCTGATTGATTGGTGGTGCTAAGTGCGCTACGCGAAATCTGGAACACTAACACTGCCAACATTTCGCAGATTTTACGTAGCGCAACCTTGATCAAATGATCAAGTGATCACTATTTGACCTGATAAGGTATTGAACTGTATGGATTTACAGATAAATTGATCATGTTCAATAACCCTTAAGATAACTTCGTATAATGTATGCTATACGAAGTTATCAGGTCCGAAGGGGAGTTTACGTCCAGCTGTGCACAAAAATCAATAATTATTAGAGCAATAAATTTAGAGAGAAAAATCCCACTCCACCAGCTAAAAACTGGATTGTTTTTCATAGTTGTTTGACAATTGCTCTAATAAATTATAGTTTTGCCGTCGTTACGTAATACGACTTTGGATTCACTATTTAATGTGTCTTCAGCGTTGTAGAGCGGCTCAGAAGGAAATGAGCAAACAGGGAAACCTTATACAACGGCATTACAGCTATGCATTGCTCATCTTACACACAGCGCAATGTTGTTAGATTACCCCAGCATGGATCATGGGTGAAACAGTAGGTCAGAGCTTCAGGCTCTGTGTTGTCAATACAGTGAGGCATAATTATGGCTTTCATTCAACCAACCATCGACGACGTTAGACATTGCTCTAACGCTTTATCTGTAGACCCTGCCGAAACAGACGCTGCCCGCGCCATTGCTGAACACTACTCAAAGATATCCAATCAGGAGTACCGCATCACCCAAGACGACCTGGATGACCTCACTGACACAATCGAATATCTCATGGCAACTAACCAGTTAGACTCACAATAAATGCACTAATAAATCTATTATTTTTGTTTGATCCCTCTATAATATAGGTCAGTAATGACCGGTTTTCTCAGCCGGGCGTTATTGACCATGTCAATTCTGGAGGAGGATCAATGATAAATTATGTCTACGGCGAACAACTGTACCAGGAGTTCGTCAGCTTCAGGGATCTCTTTCTAAAAAAAGCTGTTGCACGCGCCCAACACGTTGATACAGCCAGCGACGGTCGTCCTGTACGCCCGGTTGTCGTTCTACCGTTCAAAGAAACTGACAGCATTCAGGCTGAAATTGATAAATGGACTTTAATGGCGCGGGAACTGGAACAGTACCCAGACCTCAATATCCCAAAGACTATTTTATATCCAGTGCCTAACATCCTTCGCGGTGTGCGCAAGGTTACAACTTATCAGACAGAAGCTGTGAACAGCGTCAACATGACCGCTGGCCGCATTATTCATCTGATTGATAAGGACATTCGCATCCAAAAAAGCGCGGGGATCAATGAGCACAGTGCGAAATACATAGAGAACCTGGAAGCAACAAAAGAGCTAATGAGGCAGTACCCGGAGGATGAAAAATTCCGTATGCGCGTACACGGCTTTAGCGAAACAATGCTGCGCGTCCACTACATTTCCAGTAGCCCTAACTACAATGATGGTAAATCAGTTAGTTACCATGTGCCACTGTGTGGCGTGTTTATCTGCGATGAAACTCTCCGTGATGGAATTATCATCAACGGTGAATTCGAAAAAGCAAAATTTAGCCTTTATGACTCCATAGAACCGATCATCTGCGACCGCTGGCCGCAAGCAAAAATATATCGCCTGGCAGATATTGAAAATGTAAAAAAACAAATTGCCATCACTCGCGAAGAGAAAAAGGTTAAGTCAGCCGCATCAGTTACGCGCAGCCGTAAAACCAAGAAGGGGCAGCCAGTAAACGACAACCCCGAAAGCGCGCAATAAATTATGCCCGGCATCAACCGGGCATTCTTCCATTATTCAGCTGCCACCGGTTTTAACAAGCCAGCATCGAGCAGTTTACGCGTCAACCACTGCTGGCCTTTACCCGTTAATTGAGGCGTCAACCGTATCTGGTAGCCATCTTCATCATCCAGCACCACTTCTTTCACCGTGAAATACCCCGCGTTGATGTACTGCTGGAACGGCACATTTTTACGTCCACCGGACGCTATCAGGATGCCGTTCTCCCGTAACCAGACAAACAGCGCGTTTTGCTTAAGTCCAACAACCTTTGCAAAATTCCCAATCAGGATCCCTTTAGCTACTGATACCCGGTCGGCAAAATCGACTTTAGGAGCGGCGGCCACCAGCTGCTGATTTAGCTGGTGGGCTTTCTGTTCCAGAAGTTGCTTTTGTTCAGCCAGTTCGGCAGCCAGGCGTAGGGCTTCAGGAAGCGTCTGGGGGATTGCGATCGGTTGCTGTTCTTTTTGTCGGAAGTAGCTGTCTTCCAGTTTTTCAAAGAATGCCCATGCCTGATCGGTTTCGAGCATTTTAGCGTGGCGGGCTGCGCCGCGTTCTGTCCAGAGGGTGAGTGAGCGAACATTGCGAGCAATTTTTACAGAGTAGTTTAAAGCTACTCTGTGCTTCAACTCGCGCAATGATTCTCCTTCAACTTTGAAAAAGTGCTTCCCTTCAACAAAGCGTACTTTGTTCTCATGATGATTTTGGCGAATACGGATTGTTTCTGTCCCATACCCTCTAGCAAGAGTCTCGGTTGTCACTACACGCACTCCCTGCCATTCCAGAACGGGAATTTCATCAGACTGATTCTGAACAACCACCAGCTCCGATTCCTGAACTGAAGGTGCATGAATTTTTTCTGATTTAACGTTAGTTGCTTTCATTCTGTGTGCCTCCTTGCGTGCTTCGGCTGCGACGGTTGCGTAATTCAGATGACCCTGTTCGAGCAGGTATTCGCGGATATCAGACAACAGGATACGGTGAACCGCGTTCTTGTCCTTTCTCCGGTAAAGTTGTTTGGTGATCATGAAGTAGTTGGCAATAACGCCTGGTATATCCCTGGTACTGATACAGGCAGTGTGCTGTTCAATTGCCTCGATCATCTCTTCACGGGTGACTAATGACGTTCTCATAGTCCCTCCTGAGCAGAAGCGTTAACAGGGAGGCACCAGTAACTGAGAGAATTGCGTGAATCAGTGGAAAAACGGGCAGAGAAAATACATGGGGCGTCAGGAAGCTGAGAGCGGGCCTCATCTTCTGTTGGTGCAATAACGAAGTGATAGTGACGTTTTTGGCAGGAGTAAAAGCGCCAGATAAATTCAGGATGAGTTGGGGTAGGGATAGTAGCCATATTGGCAGCCTCCTTAGACGTTGGTATGTAACCACCGCAGAAGAGACCAATCTTGCTGGCGGTGGACTGTACGGAGTTGGCCTTACTGGCGTCCAAGGTAACCAGCCTACCCGAAGGTAGCCCCATACAGCCCACCATTGTAGAGGTGTGCGTGTACGCCGATACAAAAAAAAGACGCGAGCGGCGTCTGTATCGCCTTAGACTTAAGCGGGAGGCCAATCCCGGCACCCGTTTTAATGAGGTGCCTGATAAGCATAAACCGAAAATGCCTCAAGGCGCAAGAGGTCAGGTTCAATGTAACATCGGCAGCTAAAAAACACAATTTATTAGAGCAAATATTCATTCATTAAGCCATGCCAGAGCTTCATCAACCTGCGCTTCGTCTTCGACGCTAAGCACTTCATCCTGGGGAACATAATCCGCCAGCATAGCGAAACAATATGTATCCCAATGGTCTGGTGAGTGCAGGTTGAGTTTTTTCTTCATATCCTCCTTACTCATCACCTTCCATTGACCTGCGGAGTTAATCCCTACAGGGATTTTCGACGCTTCCTCAATAGTTTCATTACCCTTATCCAGTCTCATACGACCAGATTTTACGGCCTCTGCGGCTTTAACGTTGGCATAAGCACGTTTATCAAAGTACAGGCTCTTATCTTCACGGCTATGCATCTTTTTACCCCAGCGTATACGCTGTACGGTAATACCATAATACTCGTACATCAGATCCGCTGTTGCTTTACCCAGGCCATCGCCATCTATCGCTATGGTGATATTGGGGAATCGCTCAGGATTACATTCTGCGAAAATTTTGGCGGCAAGCTGCGTTTCTGTAACGTCTGTGTATTCCAGCATTCGATAGTTGATTACACGGCGTTTGTTTCGCTGGCCGGACACCATCATGATATTGATAACGGACTTATCCCTTCCCGTACCACCAGCAACGTCCACACATGCAAGCCAGCCCCATCCTTTGGCAATCTTGACTTTCCGCCGCGTTGCACGTTCAACCTCATCACGTCCAAGAAGGAAGCCATCCTGTGATTTAGGGAATAGGCCGCGTACCTTAATCATGTACATAGGGTTATCGCGCCCGCCGTACTCCGCCAGCTTCATTTTGATAAATGCTGGCGTTACCAGCGGTGATTCCTCACTGTTAAGCGTGATCGCCGTATAAACGCCATCAGGGTTACCAGGACGCTTGGCCAGTTTATGGTGAGTATCGTAGAAATAGCCGCTTGGGCGTGTAGGCTGTGACAGCAATAAGATGCGGTTATCCTGTCCGGTAAGAGCACCGGTGATGATACCGAAAGCTCTATCACTGACACCGGAGGCTTCATCGATAATATACAGAAGATGATCTGCGTGTTCACCGGCGAGAGCTTCTTCACTTCCCAGACGAAAGCCCTTCGGTACTACAGTCCATACACCTTTACCAGTAACCTCATAGAAAGCGGTTTCTGTCAGAACAAAATAATCAGCAAGCCATGGAAAACGGCTGGTGGCAGTAGCCCAGTTTATCTTGATGTACTTGAATATACCGGTCATTACCTGCTGAATTTTGTTCGCAACGATAATGGCGCGGGCACCGGGATACATGATTATGAACAACATGATCATGATAGAAGTCATGTCTGATTTCCCGGTACCGTGACCAGACGAAACAGATGTCTTGCTACCCTGTTCCTGCACAGACTCAATAATCAGATCCTGCTGCCAGGTAGGTGTTTTGCCGAACAAAACATCAGCGGCAGCAATCCAGTCATAACGATATAGCGCCACCAGCTCGCGCCAACGAGGATCCGTTACGCAACTTCTGGCCATTAATCATCATCCCCGTATAGCTTGCGGGTAACTTCTTCGTCTTCCTCCTCGTCTTCGTCCAGGTCTTGTTCCAGCCATGGGTCGTTTGATACACCTTCAGTATCAACATCTCCATAACCGCCTGTATCAACGATATCGGCGATTTCTTCCCTACGCTGCTCAATCCACAATGCGGCATCGGCGCGGCGGTTGGCGGCCCGTTCTCGCGCAACTTTGTCCAGATCTTCAAGAGAAGGGCCACCGACGGCTGTTTGCCTTTCCTCATCATCGGTATTGGTCTTAGGAGCACGCAGATCGGCTTTGATTTGCTCCAGCATCAGGGGCGGCACTTTCCCGCCATGCGCCTCGATGAATTCAGCTGCTTCCAGCACTGACCAGTTATTTTCACGCTTTCGTTCGTATGCCAGCTTAACAATGCCAGCTTGCCCCATAGATAAAGCGTGCTTTTCCGCCTCCCGGCTTTCTTTTCGATAGTGATTCCGGATGCTGTAAATGGTGTTGATCAGACTGCTTATCTGCGCGGAACAGCTGTTTAGCATGCTCGCGATACGGTATTCAGGCGGAGTACCTTCATCATCGTCTTTTTGCTGATCGCGCATTTCCTGCACCAGGCGAATACACGTATCCCTGGCGTTCTCCAGCATAAGGAGATGAGAAAGAGACTTTTCCAGAAGAGTGGTTTCCAGAACATCGGCCCCGGACCGACGCAACATAGCGCGCGCGGCCTTCCGCGCTTCAACGTTATCTATCAGGTAATCGCCAGCTTCGAATTCAAAGCGTTCACCATCATCATCCAAGGTGTCGCGTTCCAGGCGATCTCGTAAGGTCCGGTGGGCGCGGGTGATCACGTCATGATCATCAGAACGATCATTTATGCGCTTATTTTGGCGCTTCGCATTCTCGACTGCGGCACTGACAACGGCATTAACCCTTTGTTTTTCCGCTATTTCAGCCGCAATGTGATTACCTGCATGTTGATCATTAGAGTGATCAATGATCATGCTTTTTAGTGGCTTCCTGACTGGCTTATTTGGCTTGCGGCTGTCCGCTGTCCTGGTGTCTTCTTTGAAGGCACGGAGATAACGACGTGCAGTATTAGGGTTAAGATTAAACTCGGCGGCATACTGTGCGATGGTGTAACCACCATCTCGCGCCAGGCGAGCAAAATTCTTCTTGTGATCGTCCCAGGTCACTTATGCTTCCTTTCGTAAAAACTCTTTTTGACGCGAGGGTAACGAAAGTCACATGTCAAAAGGCCCGGAACGGGCAAGCAATCAATCAGATACGTGCGGATGTGGCATTACCGTAATGACGGTGCTGACGGGCCACCTTATTGAAAAGTTGACGCGCCATTACCCAAGGCTGGTGCTCCCGGCGTTCCTTTTCGTCCTGCGTCATATAGAGTTCGTTCTGGAGTTTTTCATCAAACCGGCGCGGAGCGCGGCTACGGCGAAAGAATTCAGGATTCAGAGAGTGGATCTGAAATCTACGTGGGCGTGTACTGTCATCAATCAAAACAGACGAATACTTAGACACAGCGATAGCCTTTAAGCGCAGATAAACATCGCGCTTATCGATATCCAGATGCGGGTATTCCTTTTCAAGAATTGCTGCGAGTTCTTTCGCGGATAGAAGAGATTTAGTGCGGATCATGTAATCCGCAATCTCGTACGATGTTATTCGTGAGTGATTTATTTCCATGAAGTGGCGTCCCTGCCAGTTAAGTAACATCCTGTCACCTACTGATTAGCCCATGTCAACTAATCAACGTGGAATATAATACCCTCGATTAAAGAAATAGCAATACATTAGAGCAACTTTATCTAACGCTCGACGAGTGACTTGTGATAGCGCCGACTCCAAGCGCGTAATCAAAGAACAATCGTTGATGCATCGCCAGCCTACCGTGCGTCTTCTCCCAATTATCGCGGTCACGCTCAATATCACGCTGGCATGACTGGCACAGAGGAATTGCGTAAATGTCATGCGCGCATAATCGACTATGACGAACGATATAAGGCGTAATGTGAGCGCCAGCTCCCGCCGCTCCACACCCACAGCATGGACGGGAAGCAACAAAGTCCATGTACTCAGGTAATTTTAGCGATTGCAGTTTTGGTATTTTGAAATGCGCCATGCCAGGGTCGGAGTCAACATCCACAGGGCATACTTTTGCACGCATCGGCGCGGCGCGTTCTTCCATCATCTGAACATATGCTGTAGCGCGATCGTCATACGGGCGAATATCCGCCTCTTTCAGAGGTCCGCTATCCTGCGTTGCGGCTTTCATCTTATTTATTGATATACGGCAAACTTCTTCCGGCATCAGGTGCATCATGTTGCGCATGAAAGCCCACCAGCACAGTTCCTGAATACTTAAATCATGGCCATCTGAAAGCCCCATTTCCTGACGGGCGACATCCAGTATCCAGTTAACGCGATTATTATGCAGCGTTTCTTTCAGCTCATTAAAACCACGCATCCGGTAATGGTTATCGTGATGCCAGCACAACAACACCGCGCTATTGTCTCGTTCAGCGTGGACAATATGGTTGTCACACCAGCTACGATCTGCGGCCTGGCATCGCCCCTCTTTCCTGCGCAACCACGCCACCAGCGCGTCAATTCCACCAATACGACGAAACAGCTCATCGCTGTTAAAAAACGGCTGCAACGCCTCATTTGTTGCCATGGTTTGCTCGGAAACAACGAGGCCGTCGTCCATGTGCTCGATTAACTCACGCGGCACCGGCTCCATAATAAATTTACGGCCAGCCTCCACCAGCTTTCTGACTTCCTGATCCACTTTGAATGTGGCGACGCCAAGCTCTTTTTGTACAAAGGGAGTAATTACGGCTTTCACATCACACCTTTCATCACTGATTGGGCTTTATCTGCTGCCCGGCATTCTCTGTTTAAGCACAACCATTTCCTGACGGCATAACACAGCAATAGCAGTCCTGGCTCCAATTTGCTTACCAACCAGGTATTGCTTTACCTCGCGGCGACTCACGCCATCAAGAAGCATCTTTAACGCTTCACGGGACAATTTGTTGTATTTGCGTGCCATTAATCTACTCCGCAGAACCATACAATCTACGTAACGTGTCGGCGACAGAAGATACAGATATCTCGCCAGTCGCAGCGCCTACAGTAAGGTCTGCCAGTTCAGGTGAATCAAATACCTGCACCCCGTTACGGCGTAGAAATAACAGCGCACTGTTTAGCGCGGTACGCTTATTGGCATCATTGAATATATGCCCTCTCGCTGTAGCCACCAGGTAGGTGGCGGAGACTTCGAAAAGGTCGGTGATCTCTTCGTAGGCAACTCTGGCCTGAACTCTCCCGATAATGGCCTCTGCCCTACCCGGATCTGACATTCCCGGCAGGCCGCCGTAGCGGTTTATATTCGCATCATGAAGCGCAATAAGTTCTTCCGGTGATATATGCCTCATTATCGGTCAACCAGTTCCTTGTTGGTGGAGTCCAGGGTGTCAAACAGGGATGCAAATTCAGCATCCAGCGCCGCTTTTTTGTAGGCTTCGAAAGTAGCCTTGCTGACAATTACTGCTGGCTCACGGCCTCTGCGGGTGATTTCAACCTCTTCCCCGGCTTCAACATTGTTGAGCACTTCAGAAAGGTTGCCGCGCGCGGTACGGAAGTTAATGGATTGCATAAACACCTCGTGTACTCGTTATGTGTACACAATTATAAACTTCACAGGCATAAAGCACCAGCACTTTGCAGCTTAAATGACCGGACAATCATCAAACTCCCCACTCCGGGCATCATTGATGACATGAGTGATCACACCAAAAACAGCATTACTACCCGTGTAACCATCGTCATCTACTGGTAACGCCTCTTTCTTCCCGGTGCTTAAATCCTCCAGGTGCTGGCGCGGATACTTTCGGTATCTCTTTATGCGATATTCACCCTCCATAGCGCACACAAGCAGAGAACCATCAACCGGAGTAAGCGAGGAATCAACCACCAGCAAAGCACCCTGCAATATTCCCTCACGGTGATGGCTATCAGCTGCCCGCATGAAGTAGGTTGCTGATGGATGCCTGATTAGTTGCTGATCAAGAGAAATTCGGCTTTCAACATAATCCGCCGCAGGAGAAGGGAAGCCCATAGCGTTTTTACCTCAATAATACTGTTCATTTATACAGTATACATTAAAGAGACACCTTTGGTGCAAACGCGTTACGTACATCAACCACCGCTGATGATTTTGTGCTCTTTGCTACTATTCATCACCGCGGGATCATTGCCAATCAGTTAATAAGGAATTAGCTATGCCTAATCGCATTCCTCTCGATCCTGTATTGCCCAAAAATTTTGACTGCACTCCTAACGAGAAACGCTCTAAAGCTCAGCTGGACGCCTGGTGGGACCATCCATATGGGGTTACACAACCTGACGGGAAAATTGTAGTTTATTGTCTGAATGGTGGGGCGTGGGACCGTCCATCCGTGCTTTGTTTGGCAGATAACTATGATGAAGCCTGTGAACTTGCCGAAAGACAGCAGGCAAGCTGGGTAAAAACACGGTCTGAACCGACATTCATGTTTTCAAAAGAACCGCCATTTATACTGGCGAGGATGCCGCAGCGACCGGATCATCAACAAGAAATTGTTGCTGAATTTTCCTCAATGGATGAGATGAATCTCTTCTCATTAAAGCAGGAAGAAAGGGATCGCGTCGAAGTGTCTCCAACTCTCGACCACAACCGGATGAACCTAGCCCAGCTCGCCTGGTACAGCAAAGAATTAGAGATGTCTATTGCCCGGCTTGAAAACGAAAAAGCCGCTATCCAAGTCCAGCACGAAGTAGTTCTGAACCGGATTAGAGAAATGCAAAACGATAACAGGGGATTTTGAATGGCTAAAATCGAGTACCATCGCGATCGCGGTAATTACCTGGAAATATACGATCATGAATCTCTTAACGATATCAACGATGCGTTATATGAATACTGTGAAAAAACGAGCATCACAGATGCACCTGATGCATTTGTCGAGCTGCCGGTATATCTCCGCGACATCTATGCAATACGAACACCGCCCGTATCGGTGATTCACATTGGCTATGTCCGCCTGTCCATCGAATAAGATGAAGATCGTTATATCGTGCGCCACTATACATTGGACAGAAAAGAACTTCCTAATGAATGGAACATGAGTAATTTCTACAACGGTGAATATGGCTTAAAATCCGCTAATAATTTACGGTCATAATCTATACAGGCATGTATAACAACAACGAGCCTATTAGCTGTCAACAACGTTATTTCCTCAAATAAGAAAAAGCAGAAAAAAAATTGTTTAAGGTCACAAATTGTGGCCTTGATGGAGGAGGGAGGCTTATTGGCTATGGCTAAAAATCAAATTAGACACTTCATGTTGCTGTAGCTCATCAAGATCCGAGGCCACAAAACCTTTTCCGAAAAACTTCACAAGTAACTCACTAGCCGCATCATTGTCACCTATTACACGAAAGTCATACGGCAACGTCGCAAGTTGACGATGTAATCCTGCTGAGAAAGTCGAATCTAACAGCGCCCAGAATTCCCACCGCAGGATAATACTCGCCTCTTAATACTGTATATATGTTGTTACGATATGTTTTTCTGTCTCTAAAAAAAGATGTTAATAGAATGCTAACCATTGAAGGGGATAAAAATATACAATTCCAACAAACGTTATTTTTAACAATTTTTTTCTTTGCGTTGACTTTCCCGGACACCTTGTCTGACCGAAGGTGCGCGAAAGCCACTTTTTCCTTCCTGAGTTATCCACAAAGTTATGCACTTGCAAGAGGGCCATTTTCTACATATTGTGGTGGCTAACAGATGAAATGAATGTAGATTAATTGAAGATAAGGAGAAAATTTGAGATGCAATCATGACGTTAATAGATAGGGTCTGCATTACAGACCCCACCCGCATCAAGGAATTAGCCGTTCCCTGATGTTTTTCCGAAAACATGTGCCGTAAGCTCACGTTAACGACTTTCATTCACCGAATCCAACTATATAGGGGTTGGGTTTCTACGTCAACGTGAGCAAGTGCACCTTTACATTTGACAAGGAACCACCTGAATGAACGCTTTTTTTCAGTTCCTGAGTGCATTTTTAGATGCGCCTATTATTAGCCAGATTCTGGCTATTATCCTCATCATCGTTTTGATTTTGCTTTTAAGGTCAGTAAAAAATGGAATTATGCACTGGCTTACTTAATGTTTCAGTGAAACATTAAAATCTCCTTGATGTGGAAACAATCATTTTCTGTATGTGCTGGTGGGCACCTGTAGTTCAGCTTTCGTTGGCATTTAACTTCGTCTTTGCTTTCTCCACCAGCAACTTCCAGATGCCTATTTCATTAGCAGCCGCCTTGATGGCGGCATAAAAAGCATCTTGCTGATCGTAACGCTGGATCTGTTTTTTCAGTTTTGCCTCCACCAATTTAATTTCATTACGTGCTTTCTGAAGCCGCATCACCGCCCGGTTACATCTGTTCTTGTATAGCGTGTTAATCTCTGACAATTGCTTTAATTTACCAGCCTGACTGCGGATTATCGCCTCCCTGGCTTCTGCCGTGCGTCTCATCTGATCTCTTAAGAGTTCACCGTTTTCGATAATTCTTTCAAGGTGTTTGATGTGATCTGCAACTCTCATACTTCACCCTCGCTTGTATCACCAGCGTCCACCAACGACAATAAAGCCCTGGCCATCTTATGAACCAACAGTGCATCAATAATGCCAAGCGTATGCCCCGGCTTAATGTTTAATGCTGCCTCAAGATGACACCTTTCCAGACCGCTTTTCTCGGCTTGTTTATGATGATATGGCGTAATAACGTCGCCCAAAACACGGCTAATTCTTTCTCGTAATTGCTGGGTGCCAGCACACTTGATCGCTGTATCGTGGAGACGGTTAACCAGTTCGCGATAAACATGCGGCTTAATGCGGATACGTTCACCGGTGACGCCCTTTCCTGGCGCTGGCACCGAACTATCCGGAATATCCGGATAGTTGCCAGCCTCGTAAGCTACCCGCAGCCAGTGCATGAATGTTTCAGTGGACACACAACCACAGTCCACATCGATTTTCCCGCGTTGCTGTTCCAGCCATTGCCCAAAATCCAACCTGTAAGTCTTACTTTGGCTTACAGGTTGGCTACCCTGAAGCATGGCAGCGTGGCAGGCATACTCAACGCCCTTAACTGCATCTGCGCAGTAGTTATAGCGATTGCATTCCACTAATTTCCGTTTGAGTTTTTCAATTGCCTGCGCGACATCAGCCTGTATTACAGGAACTGGCGGAACGGCTGTTTGCTCTCGAACGTCATTAGTCGCTATCGGTTCTGCTGCCAACTGACTGGCATATTTGTTAATGGTAACGATAAGCTCTTGCTCAGCCTCATCCAGACAATCACCGATACCTCGCCTGTCACCGTCAAAATCATCGAAATCGGCACGAATCTTGGCAACCTTCAGGATTGCGGACAACACCTCACTAGGAATTACCGGATAGTTGGTTGACGTTTCCGCGATTTCCCGAAAATTATTGGTTGACGAATTCTTGTTTTCCCGAAAGTTTCCGGACTGAAGCATGGCGGCGCG